AGGCCACACCACGATGGGGCTATGGCGAGTCCTGTCCGATTTGGAAGAAGATGGTTACCGAACGGAGTGGGGATTGTTCAGCGCGGAGGAAACAGGCGCGCCTCACCAACGCATCCGAGTGTTCATCTTGGCAAAACTACCCGACACCTGCGGCGAGGGATTACAAGGGAACAAACTCAGAGGATCATGTGATGAACAAGTCGAAGGGCTACAAGGGTCACATGAATCAGCTTCCAAACTTCATCAAGTACGGGATGAGCCAAGAGAGGTGGCTGACTCCAACGACAACGGACATTGTGCGGAGTCCCGAAGGGATGGAGAAGAGGAAGCAGTACCGCGAGAGCATAGGCCGGAAGTATGTGGAGGGATGCTTGAGCGAACAAGTGGACAACCAACAGAATTGGCCCACACCGCGAGCCGGGAACCCCGGCAGTCGCAAGCCCGGAACGGGGGGCAAGATATTGGCGGAGGAAGCGAAGATACACGCTGGCCCGCCCGCCCCGGAGAAGAGCAGTACGAGTGGGAAGAACCAAGGGTCACCGAAGCTCAATCCGAATTGGGTGGAAGCATTGATGCTAGGCAGGGGCATGACGGGGTGGACCCAATTGCCAACAGAGTGGATCGACTCCGACTTTTAGGAAATGGTGTATGTCCTCAAACAGCAGAAATAGCGTGGCGTACACTTTGGCGGGAGATAGAAAAATGAGATATTGGCATCTACAAGGCCATCCTGAGCCACCGGAAGATCCAACCCATTGCGAGGTGTGCGGTTCCCCGATTAGCCCCGATGAGGAGTGGGAGTGTCAAATATGCAAGGAAGATGAAGAAAATTAAATATAAAATGGGACTCGGGTTACCTCGGGGTGAAAAGATAATACTTACCTGCGGAAGCAGGCAGGCCGATATTTGGCTCGACCATGAAGAGTTGGCCTGGCGGGTGAAGATAGACAGAGATCTCCCCGAGACCACTTATCCTCACCTGGAGAATGCGATCCTCTCGGCAGAAACTTTACTTAAGGAGGTTCCATGATTGTAGCTCTAGATATTGAAACCATATTTCGGAAAAAGTATTCCATCAGTGATCTCGGCCTCGACCGATACCTAATGCATCCTGACTTTCGGATTACCCTAATTTCTGTCGTAGCCGAGGATGGGTTTGAATGGGTAGGTCCACCCGAGAAATTACCGGTGGAGCGCTTAAACGGTCATACTCTTATTTCTCATAATGCTGAGTTTGATTCGAATGGTTGCAGGGCAGGCATAACCAAGGGGCAGGTTCCCGAGTTTATGCCGGCCGATTGGTTATGCACCGCAGACATGGCATCCTATCACCAGTTACCTCGATCCCTTGCCGGTGCATATAAAGAATTATTTCAGGAGGAACTACCCAAGGATGATCGAAATAATATGATGGGGCTTACTGCTGAAGAGGTACAGGCAGAACCTCGTTTTTCCGAGTATGCCTTAAATGATTCCCGAGCCTGCCTTCGGGTATACCATGAACTAATTACAGGGTTCCCTGAAAAGGAAAGACTCCTGTCCACCCTCACTCGGCAAATCGCAAACAGAGGTTTGCCGATAGATGGTCCGCTCTGTCAGAAATACATTGATGCCTGCGAGGATATCCTCGAGAAAACTGACCGAAAGACTACCGAGTGGCGGAGAGTAAATATTATAAATAATTTTGCTCACGCTCTAATTTTTAGAATCAGAAGAGACCGTCGCGTTTCCACCAGGCTTAAGTATCATGGCGCACCACATACAGGGCGGTGGAGCGGGACGGGCGGTTTAAACTTTCAGGGTATCATGCAGGATGAATTTCAAGGCATCACCCCAAGAAAGTGCCTCAAAGCAACAGAGGGCAGGGTACTGGTATCAGCAGACCTCTCACAGATAGAACCGAGAGTAATCGCTTACCTGGTAGGCGATGTTGACTTCCTCGGCCTAGTCCGTGGAGGGATCGATATATACGAGGCACATGGGCGGGCATCCAAGCTTTACAATGAGGATGAACCAATGGCCGAGCTTGCCCCTGAGATGAGGAAGCTATGCAAGGCTAGACTGCTCGGGCTCGGTTATGGATGTGGGCCAACGAAGTTTTTAGAAGTAGCAAAATCATTCGGTGTGAATATAAACGAAGCAGAGGCTAAAAAACAGGTACTTCTATATCGAGCGCAGAACCCCGATGTGATGCTGGCATGGTCCAAAATTGAGGACCAATTTCGTGAGTGGATGAAGGAGACTCCCGATTGTATCACATTTACCACACGATGTGGATACCCTGTCCGTTACTTTGATGCCCATGAAAAGGACGGGGATCTCTATGCCTCCCTTACCCGAGGATATGAACCAGTAAAACTCTACGGGGCCAGGCTGTTTCAAAACCTTGTGCAGGCAACCGCCCGATCCATATTCGCCGATGCCCTTATCCGAATAGAGGCCGCCGGCTTACCGGTCTGTCTCCATGTCCATGACTCTGTAACTGTGGAGGTCGCAGAGAATGAAGGACAGGCGGCACTCGACCTTTTACTAAAACTACTAACCCAAGAATCTCCGAACTACCAGGGACTACCCCTGGCGGCAGAAGGAGAGATCAAAACCCACTACTGATATGCCATGAAACTCCATCCAATCCATTACATTTTATTTAGCATGGCAGTACTCGCCTTTGCATGGATGATTATATCCTTCTTTGTGGCGATATTATGAATCAGATTCTTGATAAAATTCAAAAGCAGGAGGATGCGGCTAAATGCCTTAGCTTTCTCAATAGGGAGGAAAGGAAAATTTTTATCGAATACTATATAGATGGGAAAACCTTCAAAGAGATTGCTTCTACTAGAAATATGACAGGCCAAAATATTCGTAGAAAAATTATCCAGTGCAAAGAAAAGGCGAAAACTGGTTTTAACTTTAGTGCTAAACTTCAAGGATTACTAAACAATGAATACACCTAAAATTATTGGCCTATGTGGCCCCAAGGGAGTAGGCAAAAGCACTTATGCTAAGTCATTCGAGGGAGCCACCATACTATCATTCGCCACCCCGATAAAGGAGATGCTCAAGGTCATCCTACCGCATCCCGCCTGGCTCGACAAAAAGGAGGAACCGATACCAGGATTTCCCGATGGTGTAAATGTCAGGCGGATGCTCCAGTTACTAGGGACAGAGTGGGGCAGGGAATCGATCTATCCAAACATATGGGTGGATGCCGCCATGCGTAAAGCAGAAGACCACATAGGTAAACGCCTCATTGTATTCGATGATATTAGATTCCCCAACGAGGCGTGGGCAATCAAACGCCTGGGTCATAAGTATGAGGTTATTTCAGAAATTATACACATCTCCAGGAAAGGCCATGAGCCTGACGAGAATGATCTCCATGTCTCAGAGGCGGGACTGCCAAAGCATTTTATCGATAAGTGGGTAACGGTGGATGACGAAGGAAAAGCGACAGAATAATACCGTTCGTAAGATGGCAACTGATGCGAGGCTAAAACAGATGCTTCGCTCGGTCCCATCCGATCATGCCGGATTTACCCAGGATGAAATCGCCCGTAAAGCAGGTGTCGCAAAGCAGACAATCTCCAAAATCGAAAGAGGGGCGATGCTAAAGATTACCGAGCAGATCGCCCGACTCCTAGCAGAAGAATAATATGGCCACCCTGAAAGGAGATATACGCAGGTGTCTTGAAAACCTGCCAAGCGGTTTATTGTCCCATCACGATATACTGCTTCGCTTGTCCCTCGTTGTGACCAGGTACACTAAAGACCCAGCCGAGGCAGAAAAAGCATTACTCGCACTACTAGAAAAAGTATCCCACCGGCCGAACCAACCAGCCGAGCTACGCAACGCTATAAAGGGAGCATATCATCGACATAACAACCCCGACCTACCCAAGAACCCAATAAAGGTAGCACAACCTGACCCCGCCCTAAAAGAAAACAACTTAGGGTATGCCGGTCTATTCGAGAAATATACCCTCCAGTCTGACCCCATTCCGATGAATGCCGGCGAGGCGGTGAGCAAACTCTTCGATCCATCCGAGCACATATTTATCCAGCGACAGGTGGCCGAGAAGGGTAGGCTATTACCCGTTACCGATTGGATCGCTCAACCCGATCTGTCTCAATACCAGTTCATCACCTATAACACTTTCCCCGCCGATGCTCCTAACCGGTCCGAGGCACAGGTGCTTGGACGGAAATACCTCCTCCACGAGACAGACGATCCATCCCTCTCATTCGAGCAACAGTTAGGCTTAATCAAGCGTCTCGAGAATGAGGCGGAACTTAAGATGATCGTAAACTCAGGAGGTAAATCCCTCCACGCCTGGTTCAAGTGGACTCCCGGTAACAAGAAGGCATTCCTCGAGCTATCCCAAAAACTCGGTGGAGATCCACGATTTAAATTAATGAATCAACTTTGCCGACTACCCTGGGGCACACGACGCAAAGAGGCCAACCTGCCAGCCGCCCAACCGATCATCTATTGGAAGGATTAAATGATCCACCCGTTCTTCCTTAAAAAAATGATCGCACGACGGTTTATTAATCTAGGCGTTCCTGTAACGGATGCCTGCCACTTTGCCGATCAGATGGATGAGGAGAAATCAGTTCTCATCATCCGCGATCCCGATACCTTTAAACCCGACATTATCATATTAATTAAAACTAAACATAAGTAACAACATGGCATATAGAGAAGATTACCTAACACCCGAGACACTCGCTAAAGCAGATGAACTGGATATATACTTTTCCTCCCGAGGACCTGTAGACTATCCAGCCCCGTCATCCGATGCACCCCAAACCTACTCGCTGGCAATCGATGACCCGCTCCCTCCACCCAAGTTCCTCTCCCTCGAGCAGATGATGACCCATAATAACGATCCCATGCCCAAGCAGGTCATCGAAGGTGTCCTCCATAAAGGCTCTAAGATGATCATCTCAGGCTCATCCAAGGCAGGTAAAACCCTCTCCCTCCTACACCTCGGCCTAGCCGCCGCCAACGGCTCCACCTGGTTAGGCCATCGCACAACAACCTCGAAAGTAATCTACCTCGACTTTGAACTTAAAAAACGCATTGCCGCCCGCCGGATAGCCGAAATGGTCAATGCGAACTCCCACTACGACCCAAAGAACCCAAACTTCCTATACTGCTCACTCCGTGGACAATCCCGTACCCTGGAAGACCTCGTTCACCACATCGAAGACCTCGAGAACCACCAGCCCGACCTCGTAATCGTAGACCCATTCTATAAGCTCGCCACAGGGGCAGACGAGAACGATGCCGGTGCTATCTCCGAAGTGGTAAACCGAATGGAAAAGTTCTCCGAGCGTCTAGACTGCTCATTCGTCTATGCCCATCACTTCTCCAAAGGAAACAAGTCTGACACAGACCACATCGACCGGGCAAGCGGGTCAGGCGTGTTTGCCCGAGATCCCGATGCAATCCTTACCCTTACCCCTCACGAAGAAGAGGACCACCTCGTACTCGAGGCCACCCTCCGAGACTTCCCAACCCCCGACCCCCAGGTAGTAGAATTTTCATGGCCGAACTTTATCCATAAGCCCGATATGGAACCCAAATTAAGAAAACCCGGGCAGACGAAAGCGAAGAAAGATCGCTTAAACAAACTATCCGATGCTCTTGTCGAATTACTCAAACCTAACTCGATTATGGGGTTAAATAATCTCCGAAATAAACTCGAGGAAGCGACAAAAGAGGAAATACACCCCGATACCATCCGTAATTTGATTAAAAAAGATGATAGGATAGGTGTTAAAATTAGAGGAAAAGGACTAGAAAATATATACTCTTTTTCCGAGTGAAATCCTGTCTCAACTCTGTCTCAAAAGTAGTAGTCGTCGCCTTATATAGAAACAACGACTACTACCCCCAAAAGGCTAGAGGTAGTAGTTGCCCGCCCTGCCGGGCACAACTACTACACTTGCCTAGCCATAAAAGCGACGACTAGTCAGATTATCATCGTAAAAGATTTGAACCGCTACTACTACCACTCGTGAGAACCGAATACACAGCTTATTCAGGATTGCTCGTAAAAGGCTTTGATCGGGTAAAGATGAGTCAGAAGACTCGCTGGATGGGGAAAGGCTAAATAGGATACTCTACGGGGCTTTAAAGGCTATGCTAGACTAATTAGTCTACTGTGCTTTCAAAGTTAGGATCAGAACGAGGGTCAGTTTCGTACCTGATTATTCTTTCCATGCCTTCCAGAGCTAACTCGTCAACCACTTGACCCAGGCTTAACTTTTTACGCTGGCCAATCTGCTTGATCAGGTCACGGGTTGCCGGATCAACCATGCAATGGAATCCGACACGGCGAACCCCAGGGCGGTTAGGCGGTCGGCCTGTTTGATTTGGGCGCTTACCACCCCATTCTTTTTTATCGGTCATCTTGGTCTTCAATATCTTTTTCGGTATGAAAGCAAGTACAAGCCTCTGTGTCATCGATATGACAGACTAGCTGGCAGATCGGACAGGTGTAATAATTATCATCGTTCATGTGGTTGGTCTCCTTAGTTAAGTTCAAGTAAGTTGTTGATTTCGTTCTCAAATTTAAATGCAACGGTATAGACGGCATCAGTTTCAAGAATACCTTCCTTAGTTGTAACCTTTGGTGGTCTGCCAGTAACAATATCCTCAATTGATCTTAATTGATCGCAGATTTCTTTTATCGTCCAATCTAAGTCTTCATGCTCAAGCCATTGTTTAACTGATGCGTATATTGCTTTGTGGCGAAGATTATTGTCCTCGTCATTTGGTAGTTGGAATTGTTGGTAAATATTTAATTTGTTGTTCATACCCTCAATCTAGCTTACCTGTACAGAAAAGCAAGATATATTTTACATTTATTTTCTAGAATGTTGTAAGTGCCTAATAGTTAGTAGGCTAGGGAATGAAAAAAATTAGGATTCTACATCCGAAACCTCAGCCTCAATTACTTTTTCGTTCTTGAGGTTAGCCAGTTCGGCTCGGATCTCATCAAGGGATAAAGATTTCTTCACCTCAATGGTTTGAGTCGGCTCACCTTCGTACTGGCGATGCTTATCGATTAAGATGCCGGTAGCGATAGGGAGAACACCTGATGGGATTTCATCGTCCTGGAGCTTCGTTATGAGACTTTCAACAGCAAGATGAGTCGCAGTACCAATTAAGGCTCGTAAATGCTTCTTAGAGTCTTTGAGCGTCTCTTGTTCCCTAGATTTGACAACGGCAACAGTATGAGGTGAAACCTTACAAGTCTTAGTGATTGAGGTAATAGTTGCACCCTGTGCTAACATCGTAACCACT